CATCAATTCGATATAAGTTTTGCACATATAAGTGGGTCTGGATCAAAGTATATTGAAAACGGAGAAGATTTACTTCCTTCAAAAACAATGTACAGAAAGTATTTGTTGGAATGCTTTGGTACAAACAAAGGAAAATTTAAATTCAAGAATGGGAAAAATGGCGATTATTTTTATGCAATACAAATAGATAGGGATTTATTTAAAGATAGACTTGATCCGGGTAATTTTCAATTATATCTTTCCCCACTTTCATCAAGTGCAAATCAATTATACAATACTGGCAGTAATTTTAGTTTGAATCAAACCTCTGATGTAATTTACACCCTTATCGATGAAAGCAAAGATACTGCCGAAGTTATTACCGATAGTGAAGGAATATATGACTACTATTATGTAACATCTGGATCTTTACAAGAAGGTGTATATGGTGATACCGATGATGATGCATGGGGTATTGTATTTCCAAAAATGGGATTGATTATATTAGACGGTGTGGTGTTAGACCAATCTTGTTCATTTAATACAGTTACTGCATCTATTGATGGTGATAATATTAGAAAACTTTTTATCTCAATAAGTGGTTCTTCCGTTCAAACTTTATCCAGAACCCAAACCGGCTCTTTCTTTGCACGTTCTACCGAAGAATCATTAGTTGAAACATACTTTTGTAGAGCAAATTACTATGAGTTTAATTATTCCAATAATTATACGTATATCACCGGTAGTAAGGGTGAAGTAAACAATTTAATGTTCAGACGTGAACCAAATTCATACATAACATCTATTGGTCTTTACAATAGAAATAACGAGTTAGTTGCAGTTGGTAAATTACCACAACCTCTTTTAAAGAATGCTGGTACTGAATATATTTTTCAAGTAAGATTGAGATTAAACTAATATGTCATTTCAATTTGGAAATAAAGTAAGTTTAGTTTGGAAGAAACTAAGAAAGGGTGATTATACTGTTAAACCTTTTGAAGTTTACAAAAAATGGGAATTAAAAACAGAAGTTTCTCACTCAAACTATTATAGAAATTTTGATATAAACGTATATCGTGTTTTATATCCTGAAAATCACTTGTATTATGGTAATGTTGTAAATATATCATCTTCATTATATTCACGTCAATTTACCACACAGAGTGTTGATCCAAAAATGCTATGGTATTATTTAGACCATAATTTTTATACAGATAATAGAAAAGATAAAGACCCGACGTTATTGACCGAATTTAATCGTAACTTGTATCTCGCCGAATCAAGTTCTATGTTTTCTATGCCACAGGGGGTTTTTGGTGAAGGAATCCGACGTGGAACATTTAAATTCCATAATTTTAATACAACAACATCTTCTTTGAATTACGATATAATGGATAATTCAAACGGTGATATTGTAGATACTACATTTGATACCACGAAATTTGTTGATAGTCAATACCTTCTATTAAATGTTGGATTTAACGAGAAATACAGAGAGTATAATTTCAGAAATAAATTACTACATTATGTTCTCGATACTTCAAATCACGATAATACCATTAGTATAGTTAATCCAAAACAAATAACATATTTGAGTGGAATACCAACGACTGATACCTCACAATCAAGTGGTGTATCGGTTGCATTAGCCGGTGGGTATTTTGATGTTAGAAATCAATCTAACTTTAATTTCACATACAAAAAGGATTTTGCATTTAGTTTTTGGATAAATGTACCACCCACACAATCAAATGAAGTTTATACATACAATTCTTTGTTTGATAAAAGAACTTCAATAGACGGTGATACTAAATATGTGCGTAAAACAGGAAGACCGGTTGGTAATTCTTACGAAGAAATTCCATCATCACAATATCCGTTTGATATAAGACTCGATAATAGAACGTCTGCAACTCCTTATAAATTAAAATTTGGACAAAGTTCGGGAATACAGACACAGGAAGTAACATCATCACAATTAACAACTAATCAATGGCACCATATAGTTTGTCAAAAAACTGCGAGTAAATTTGAAATTTGGGTAGATGGTGTGTTAAATGCATCAGTATCATCTAGTATTTATTCAAACGTTACGAATGAAAATAACTTTTTTATAGGTGGTAATGGTACAACGAATAAAATGTTTTCGGGGTCATTAGACGAAATTCGTATTTATAATAAAGGATTGTCTTCAACGGAAATTTCATATTTAGGAAATAATAGTTTCCAAAATGGATATGCTTATCAAACTGATAGAATTGGTAACATATTCTATAAAAGTGGTATTGCTATAATATCAGACCCAAGACCAAAATATGCAAATGCCTTTTTAGGAAGAACTGGTAATTATGATTATTCAAATCTTGATTATGGATTCACAGGAAGTTTTCGTAGTACCGCAACTTTTTATGAACACGAAATTACTTGTAAAATTAGAAAGTCCGAATTTAATTTTACCACAAATTTGAGTGTGTATAAAGATAAAAATCCATACGCCATTCAAGTTGAAGATTATACAACAAGTTCTTTCTTTAATCCATACATAACAACTATTGGATTATACAATGATAAAAGAGACCTTGTTGCTGTTGCTAAGTTGTCATCTCCACTTGAAAAAAGAGATGATGTGGACATGAATGTTATAATTAGATTTGACGCGTAAGATGAAAAGAAATGCAGTTGCCATAAAACATGGATTTAAATCGGGACTTGAAGATACCATAAATGAATCCCTTAAAACCTCTAAAAAAAAATTCGGTTACGAAATAGAAAAACTTTCGTATATTAAACCGGCCACAAATCACACCTACACACCTGACTTTGTTTTACAAAAGAAAAGTGGTAACACGATGTATATTGAAACAAAAGGTAGATGGGTAAAAGCCGATAGAGACAAGATGGAACTGATATTTGATCAATATCCAAATATAGACATCAGGTTTGTCTTTCAGAATCCAAATGCAAAACTCTATAAGGGAAGTAAAACAACGTATGCCCAATTCTGTGAGAAACGTGGTTGGTTATGGTCAAAGAAAGAAATTCCACAAGAATGGTTGAATGAGTGCTTGTAAATCTCCCCAAATAGTTGTATATTTGTGATACTATGATAAATCACGACTTATTACATCTATTAGAACAAGTTTTAGGTAAAGGAAAAAAGACCTCCGGCAACAACTATTCCTTCTTTTCTCCATTCGTTTCTCACTATAAACCAAAGTTAGAGATAAATTTAGAGTCTAATTCTAAGAACCAAAACTTTTGGCATTGTTGGGTTTCCAACGAAAAGGGTGGAACGATATATGCTTTGTTTAAAAAATTAAAGGTAGATAAACACCACTACGAATCTTTAAATAAGATAGTAAAAACAAAGTCTCTACACAATTTTAATACACCGGGTGGTAAACGAGACGAAGATTTAAGATTACCGCCGGAATTTATTAAACTCATCGAGTTCAAATCTGTAACAGACATATCAGTTTCAATGCAACTAAAACAGGCAATAACCTACTTGAAGACACGTTCTATATTACCAACAGACATCTTCAGGCATAATATCGGTTATTGTCCTACTGGTGCCTATGGTGGTAGAATCATCGTTCCATCGTATGATGAAAACTTTAACTTAAATTTCTTCGTATCAAGAACTATATTTGATGACGTAAATTCAAAATATAAAAATCCGCCGGTTTCTAAAAACATCATTGGATTTGATTCATTTATAAATTGGAATGAACCTATTACACTCGTTGAGGGTGTCTTTGATGCTATATCCGCTCGGTTTAATACTATTCCGTTATTCGGTAAAATAATACAACCTCTCCTAAAAGAAAAGATACTCATTCGTAAACCACCGAAAGTTATTGTTGCCCTTGATAATGATGCAATCAAGGACTCCATAAAGATTTGTGAGTGGTTGACTTCAAACGGAATTAAAACGAGTATGGTAAAACTTCCAGATAAAGATATAAATGAATTTGGTTTTGAAAGATTTTCGCAGTATATTAGTACCATCCAATCGGTAGATGGATTCGATTTAATAAAAGAAAGGATATTAGTATGAAACAAATAGAATCATTTATAGGTAAAGCCAAACAAATCTATGATAATGTTTTGATGAAATGTTATGATTACAGAATTGATAGATTTGAAAAGAAACTCAAACGTACCAGAGAAAGACGTAATGGTGCATTTGAAAAGAGAATGATTCAATATTCCACTGCCGTCTGGCGTAAGGTAAAACATCGTGCTAAACCACGGTAATCAAAAAAATAACAACATAGTGTAAATCTAGTAGTTTTATATGATACATCAAACACTCAGTTCAAACAGAGTAAACAAAGTAGATAACGTCATTCACATTGCTGACGTTCACATTCGTAATTTCAAGAGACACGATGAATACGAGTCAGTATTCAATCGGGTATATGATTATTGTAAAGAACAAGTCCAACAAGATAAAAACACAATCATTTATCTTGCCGGAGATATTGTTCATGCAAAAACAGATATGTCTCCAGAACTTATCGTAATGACGAGAAACTTTCTTGTCAACCTTGCCGATATTGCACCTGTGATTCTTATTGCCGGCAATCACGATATGAATCTGAATAACCGTAATCGTTTGGACGCTTTATCACCAATCGTAGATTCCATAGATACACCAGACTTCTTTTATTTTAAAGATACAGGGGTCTATACTCTCGGTGGCGTTGATTTTATATTGAACGCGGTGCATGAGAACCCCGATAATTTTATTTATGCAAATGACGTTAAAAGTGATAATATAAAAATTGTATTGTATCATGGTGCCTTGGATAGGGCATACCTT